GTCGACACAAATCGTACCTACGCCTTGACGGAAATGATGGACGAAACAAACGGAGAAGTTTGCACGGGAGACAACGAAGTTCCCATAGTACGAAAATATAAAGAAAAACCCTTGTCGGCGGGTGTAAATGTACCTATCCTATTAATATGCTGCACCGTGGTAATTGTGACGGTGGGTTTGGTGTTTGGCTTTGGTGCTTATTTACATCACAAAAAAATAAAACGCAGCACTTTTTAAATTTATGATACAATATATTTTATAATAATAAAAGTATATAATATAAATTCTTTGTTTACTTAAACTTGTCTATAGCGTCCTTGTTTCTTAACACATAGTTGGTGAACCACAAAGCTTTTCGCAGAGGTTTAACCGGTGTGTCAGAAATAAACAGATTTAACCGCTTGATGTTTAGCTCGTACGATTTGTTGTGCACCAAGTTTTTAATTTTGCGATCCAACCCCTCTTCTTCCAAGCGCAATATGTTTACTTTTTCTCCGATACCCAATTCTGTGTAACGCCTCACGTTATAAAACTGATCGCCCATTATAGGAATCCCGATCATAGGAACACCGCTATTAACTGCTTCATCCGTCGATTGAACACCACCCTGCGTGATGAAAACTTTTATGTGCGGGTGATTTAAAACGTCTCGTTGCGGGAACCATGACTGCGTGTGCACGTTTGATGAAATGTTATGTTTGAGGTGTATGGACGAATCCACTTTCCACAACACCGCATAAGGTATCGAATTGAACACTCTGACAAACTCCGCGATAAGATTAGCGTCCATGTTAAGTACATCGATGCCCGATCCGAAGCTAGCGTAAACTATAATGTGGTGCTTTTCCATAAACGAGAGCAAACGTGAGTCGCGCACTGTTCTTGGTTTTTTGAGGTGAATTCCACCCAAGTACTGGATATTGTTAGAAACATCTCTGTTATTATCGAACACTGCAGGAACGTTAATAAACAACATTAAGACCCTAGATTTCAGTTGGCACATGTCGTGGTGGTATCCAAAGTCGCGTTTCAACATGTTCTCTTGTTCCTTTTCCAATAGAGCCCATTCGTTTTTCAAATAGTTTTCCGTCATCAGTTGTTCAAAGTTAGACTTGCTGAAATCAGACCGCCAAATGTTTGGGTGCTTGATGTGGTTTCTAGCTACCTCGCCGCCCACAGTTTCAAAGTTTTCAGGTATGGCGTAGCCCGACGAGAACTGGATCACCGGCGCGTCGTAGATGGCTCCAAACACCAAGATATAACTGACATAAGCTTCACAAACAATTAAGTCGAACTTGTTACCCTTGTTTCTGAGTAGACGGGTGACATTAGGACTTTTTATTTCATGCGCCACCAAATTAATCAGTCCCATATAATTTTCCTTTGTCACGGTGGTTTCGTCAGCGACCACTCCTCGTTTCTTGATCATTGTAGAATTCTTGATTAGATTGTTAAAATAATGCACAGATAGCGAGCTAACAACTTGGTGTACGTGATCGACGGCACGCGGCATAGGTGTAATCACCGTCACGTTGTGTCCGGCCCAAGATAGCTTATCGATGTAAGCCGAAAAAACAGATTGGTGACTGTACGCAGGAGTGGGGAAAACACACAAAATGTTGGCACACAAAATACGTTCAACGGCCAAGGCTAAAAGTAGGATAGATATAAACATTTTGGCCTATTTTTACTGTGTCGATTAAAAGAATGAGGTCGAGTCCCCAAATGTTGGTTTATATACTCATGGCTCGAAGCGGTCATCTTTAAAAATAGACTCTGAGATCACTCTCGTCGTTCGTTTGGATCCAGTATTCACTCTTACAATGGAGGCCGCGGCGTTAAGACACGACGATCTCGAACTGCAAGAAATGAACGCGTCTAAAGATCTCGAAACAGTTTTAAAAAAAGAGCGACATACTATGTCAACGTTGATAGTCAACGCGGGGTTGTCTATACTGCGCACCCACACTTTGAAAAGTTTTGAACATGTAACACTAAAAGACTGGACGGCGTTCTACAACAGCTTTTGCGGAGACCTGTCCACCGCGCCGAACTTGAGTTTGTACGCTGTGATGCTTAATTATTTTCGTTCGGCGCCGCTGGAATTC